CCGAGGAACAGTACAATGCTTGCTGTCGCGGAAAGAGCGGTAAGTGTGAGCAACGTCCGAAGGGTCATCGTTTTGTAACATCATGTTCCAGACACCGAGTGCCTGGGGGTCAGAAAGGATTTTGGCAGGGAGTTTGGACTCGATTTCAGCTCGGTCCGGGCGGTGGAAGCGAGTGTCTTTTCTCATTGTTCCAAGGCCTCGTTAATGGCGGGGAGATTAGATTCCATTACTTCTTTAATTCTTTTCTCCACATAACGTTTGGCTTGAGTGTCTCCCTTAAACCCGGCACCCCGTATGGTCCCGGTCGGAGAACTTTCCCAAGGCTCGTTGTTAATTGCGTTGGCTTGCTTTTGGGTATCCAGCAGGGTGGTCGTAAGCCTCGCAATCTTGGCGGTCCCTTCGGGACCTTGCCCTTTCCATTCCGCAAGCTTGCTGGCCACACGGGAGCCCAGTTCGGCGGAGGCTTTAGAGTCCCAGCCAGAGCCTTCCTTACCTCCGAAAAGGTACCACCCTTGAGTGTTATCCTTGCCTCCCCCCGTTCTCCCAATGTTCACGGCCTGAGAGACATTGCGAACCGTTGCCCCCTCCTGCACCTGCCCAAGCCGAGTTATGATTCCCGAGTTAAGTTCCTTCCAACCTTTGGCATCAAGTTCGGACTTCGATAGACCCCCTGCCGTGGCCAGGACTTGTGCTGCTGTTTTAGTTCCGGCATCGAGCTCCTTTAGGAGGGTTCTCTTTGGGCTATCTCCGGCAGAGGCACGATACATAGCGTTGCCAGACCCTTCGTATAGTGACTGCTCGAAAGATTGATTGCTTTTTGCTTGGTTAATGCGTCCAAAAGTTAACGTCCGATTGGCAATACTGTTAGACCTTTGCTCACCCGCGACATTTTGTGGGATTGTGTGTTCCAAATCAGCTGACATGAGTTGGATGCGCTGACGGGTGTATACATCCAAACCGTTGCTATCCAGGAAAGCTTTTACAATTGAGTGTCGATTGGCTTGTAAGCCCATGGAGTCAATTTCTTTCTGCTGAGCTGGGGTGAGATTCGCAGGTCGATCCATGGTGGGTGTTTTTCTCCCCGGTGTAGCTGTGCCCCAGTAGGGGATTTCAGTACCTTTTTTGATATCTCCTTTCTCAAGAAGTCTTTTCGAGACGTCATCAGGAACTGCTGCGATGAATAACCGAACTTCCGCATCGCTTACGTCCCTTTTCCAGTACCAGGAGAGGGTCTTCTCCATAGCATCGTTGAACTCTTTATTTGACCTGTAGACCCCATTTTTTTGGTTCTGAAACACCTCCTCTAGTTCTCTAAATCGTGCTTGTTGCTTCGGTGAGAGGAGACCTTGTTGCATCTCGGGGGTAATGCCTTTTTCTGCGGCCTCACGGCTTTGGTGCCCTTGCAAAAGAGCCATGCTTAACGAGTGACGAATCTTCTCGGCTGCTTCCCGGGGAGTGGCGGACTCTCTCTTAATCGTCTCTATCTCTTGGCGCATGGCCTCGTGGCGCTGGCTCAGGCGTTGTGTCTTTAGCGAGGCTGCTAACATTCCCGCCTCGGGCGAGGTTGGTCTATCCTTTACCCCGGTTAGGTCTACATCTGGATTCAACTTATCCAGACCGGTAGTTCTCAAGAACGCGGCTTCCGCATCCTCTACCCCGATGTTACCAGTAGTCGCTTGGAGCATGATGTAGTCTCGGGCTCGCTTTACATCTTCCTGAACATTGACAGGAAGCTCCAACACACAGTCTTTACGGTAAAAAATGCAAGCCGCTCCGCAAGACTTTCCTTTTTTACATTTATCTCTTTTCTGCCCAATAGTCCCTCGAGCCGCAGCGCTTCTCTCGGCGGCTGCCTTCTCACCCTTGGTTACCTCGCCGGTTCCCCAGGAAAAGTCAAAAAGGGAAGCACCCTTCTCCGTTGTGCGAGAAATGTTTGAAATGTTTTGTGGCATTGAGTGCTTCCTTGTGTCTGTTAGTCGTCGTAGCGATCAAGAATGTGTGCGATTACAGAGTTACGCACAATGTCTTCTTTCTCAAACTCCACAACTCCAACTTCCATCAGGTTGCGAAGGCGATGGATGGCATCGACAAGTCCATTGTCACGACGGAAAACTTCCAAGTCCGTCTGCTTGGTATCGCCAATGAGGCAGATTTTCGAGTCCTTACCAACCCGACTCAAACAAGTCTTAATGTGCGAAGGCAGGAAGTTTTGCGACTCGTCAACAATGATGAATGCGTTGTTCAGGGAGCGGCCTCGGATGTCTTCCAGGAGCACCGGCTCAATGATTTTCTTGTTGAGGAGGTATTCTGCAGCGCCTTGGGAGCGCATAATGCAAGGTAGATTGTCGAGTACGGGAGCAATCAGCGGAGCGATCTTCTCCGAGAGGTCTCCAGGCAAAGCGCCTCGTCCCCGTTGAAACTCCACGCCAACATCGCTACGGACGTAATAGACCTTATCGAACTGCCCATCGGCAATTCCAAACAGTCCGTAGTGGAGAGCAATGAGAGTTTTACCGGTTCCGGCACAGCCGTGTGCGAGGGTGACTGTGTTCTTTTTGAAGCAGTTCCAGAGTTCCTCTTGACGCCAGGTCAAGAACTTGGGTGGTTGAACATCCATTCCCTTGGAATAGGAGTGTTCTAGCATCTGGGCAGCTTCAGCGCGACGGTTCTTGCGCTTGTCCTTCGAGGTGAGCATGTTAAGTAAAAGGAAGCAATCGGTGGGTAATTCATACACTTTGTTGCCAATGAGCTTTACATTATACTCACCCCCTTGAAAAATAAGATCGGGCATTGGAGGACTGCGACCGACCCTTGATTTTACCCGGTCAGCGTCGACCGAAGCCCCCCTTCAACCCTTTACCTTTTCCACCACTCTTAGCCCAGATGGCTGCGAGTTGAGCGGGGGAAAGTCCACCACCACCACCACCTGAAGTGGATTTTTTGCTTCCTCCTTTATTCCAGGTGTCCTGTAGTTTCTTTTTCGCTGCCAGGGCGTCTGCTGCGGACTTACCATCTAGCCTCTGACCCGAGGAAGCCGGTGTGGACTTGCCACTCATCCTGTCCGCAATCTTGTCAATGGACTTTTGAGCTCGGGCATTACGGTTTCTCTCCCCAACGTTCCTACCCTTGGGCAAGTTCTTTGTGGCTTTTGCGGGAGGTTTGCACATCCCGCGAGTGCCATAGAAAGAACCATCCGGACGCTGACAACGGGCGAAATCAAAGGTCTCAGAATAATCCAATCCTTTGTCATCGCAACTCATTTGAATAAAGGCTTCGATAGCCTCCTCAGAAAAATGCCCTAGCATAATGACCCCACTTTGCGTGATTTTACCCGGATGCTAGAGCATCCACCACTCATCTTTTTCAAGTACCCACTCAATGTAGGCGCTCTGCGTAGTCGTCCCATCCGTTCTTCCCTCCGCACCAAACCCGGTACCGCTCGGTGCCGTGCTTGGCTGCTTCCTTCAAATAGCGGTCTGCCGCCAGGTCTGTAATCAAAACTTTGGTTCCAAAATCCTCCTGCATCATGCTGGGGACGTTATCGGGGTTGGGCTTGATGGCCATTTGCTGTCTATGTAGAGAACATAGAACTTTTAGATTATAGTGGTGGTTCAGCTATCACCACTTACAACTCGGTGTCCCACCCAATGTTGCGAGACCCGCCACGGATGCCCCGCAAAAAGGCAGAGCGAGTATCTGCCTCTCCGCTCACAGCATCGTAATCGGGGTCATTAAAGTTATGGTCTGAAGGGAACATCCGTAGACGGCCACTATTCAAGTTGGGGAACACATTAGAGTTCCCAAACCCTGAACGGGTGAGAGATCCGTAGAACCGCTTGTTCTGAATTATAGAGTCTTGCAAACCCTTGTCCACCGTGTCCAGCTTCATGGAGTAGTAGGTGAGAGCCCAAGTAAACGCATCTGTGCGGTCATCATGTTTTACATACGGGAACGCCGTTAGCTCTTTTACGAAGGACTCAATCCAGTCGCCCTCTACAAACTTCACTCGATTGAACTCCATGAGGGGAGCAACTGCTTGGAGACGTGTGGTCTTGGACTTCAGAGGCTTCATCTCCTCGATGGGAATCTTTGCCTCTTTCTTTAACATTTGAATGAGGGACTGACCCGAGGCGGCTTTCTCGATGCAGAGAACCCGAGCCTCATAGTAAGAGTATAGGTGTTTAACCTTGGCAATAAGGTCCGGAAACCCCAAGCGTCCCGTAATCATCTCCCTGATGTATACGGTGCCCGGCGTCCTGTGTGAAATCGAAGCCACACAAATCGCCGTCTCGTCAGCCATTTCCTTTTCTGAGAAGGCACAGTCAACGGCGAGCCACGTCAGGTCGAAGCCAGGGCACTTGTCGCCCTCCATGGTACAAACCCAACTGTCTTTCACAATCTGCCCTTCAGCAGCAACTGGTCGCCCTTGGTAGAGTGCAGAGAACGCAAAAGAACCCATGGTTTTTTTCTGCGCCATGAGCATGTCCACGGTGAACGCAGTGTTGCTCGGCCAGTGGGATTCCCCCAGTTCCCGTTCAAGGGGGTCTGCATCGGCCTGCTCGGGGGTCTCAATCAGACCAGCAATGTTCACCCAGCGCCAACCCGTTGGGTTGTCCTCTTCGTCATAGAGTCCGTCATTCTCAATGAGTACACCGTGCAAATCCCGCTCGTGGAATCGCGTAGCAATCACCAACTGACACCAGTTGTTGGTTCGGCGAGTAGATGCCTGTTCGCCCCACCATGACTCCAGCTCATCGAGAGCAGCCTTTGAGGTAGAGTCCTTGAGCGGGTCATCCACAATCATGGCACCCACGCCAGGGCTGGTGATGTTGGTTGTTCCCGCCGTAAAACCCGTCAACACACCACCAACGGAGGTGGGCAAAATGTAACCACCACCCAACATGTCATACTTGGAGTCAGGGGCAAACCCTTTCCACTCCGGAAAAATCTTTCGAAACTCCGGCGTCTTCATCATTGCGATGGCATCCCGGAAAAACTTGTTGGAGAGTTGCTGACCGTAGGACGCGATGATGTGCTGGGTCATTTGGTCTCGACCCAGCAACCACGCAACAAACATGGAGGCAAGCATTGACTTGCCAGAACGAGGGGGACACGACACGATCAGACGCTTGTAGCGTCGAGTGGCAAGATCCTCGAAGGCAGACGCAATGATCTCGTGAAAGGCAACAACCTTGAGGTCGCCTTTCTTCATGATGTCACAGAAAGCCAGGAAGCAATTCTGCGCGGCTTTATATTTATATTCTTCAACAACGGAGGCAGGTGCCTCCAGAAGCACTAGCTCCTGGATCCCTCGAATGTATTTTCGCCAGCTGCTATGTTCATCGAGCAGGCTTGCTTTGTTTAGTATCGGTCTCATCAGAAGTTGCTAATACGCTTGAGCAATTCTTCAACTTTTCCATCGTATTCCTTGGCAAGCTCTTGCTCCGACGGAGCTTCCTTGGCAGTCAAGACCACAATGTCCTCCGTGATTTCCCGGTGTGCCTTCACAGACGCAGAGAAAATCTGAACAAGGTCCCGTGTGGAGCACTCAGAGAGTTGGTCCTGGAGCATCCCAATTGCCTCGTTGGCAACTTTGAGGGCTTCCTCTGCGAGAAATTCTTTTTGTTTAACGATAGCGTCCTTGGCATCCTTGTGGTCGGCCATTAGAAAATCCTCTTGCGACATTTGACACACCCACCTTTTGCGGGAGGTGGATTCCCCTTGTAGTTTTGCAAGGACCGTAAGATCCGTTTTGCTAAATCAGTGTTACCCGCTTTTACGGCGGCGTGGTAACTATTCCAGAGCTGCTGGGCAGATTGCATTAGCAAAGTTGCGATGGGGCATCAGTTCCATTTGAGCACGGCAGACAGCCGAGTCGCCACAGGGAGTTGACGGAAGCCAACTCGAACGTGTCTTCGAGCATCCAGCCTTTCCCAACGGGGGATTGTCCAACGTAATAGAAACGACCCTTTGGAGTTTGAATAAAGGTTTCTGCTTGAACTCCGATAAGGACACCCCCATCCAGTTGCAGTTGGGGAGAGTTTGGATTCAAGGGATCTACGAACAGGAACTGATAACCGCCCCTCACCGCAGCAAACTCCCCGTAATTCATGCTTTGGTACCAGCTTGCATCCAAAACGGCCTTAGACGAGATGGTTCCGGTTTTGTTCACGGTGTCATTCCATAGATCTATGGCGTACCGGGCAAGTTTCCTACCCGTATTGCAGTAAAACACTTCGCGAAGAGGCTCGTTTGTTTCCGCATCAAAAACGGTAACCACTAGGCGACCGTCCTCGGTGTAACTGTTATTGGAGAGAAGATAGATGGGCTGACCCAGCGGGTCTTCAATAAAAACAGCGTCGGGGTCACAGTTGAATACCCAGTTTCCACTTTGAGTCAACTCATTGCTCCAACGAATACCGAGACACGCATCGTAGTCCTCAGCAGGATACCCTCCGCCATCATAGGCGGGAACGTATATGTCGCCATTGGTTTCTTCAAGGATGCCGCCTAAGGGCAGTTTGGTGTCCACGCCAAGGGCAGGGAAAATCTGACGACAATCGCCTCGTTGAACGCACGGGTCCAGAGCAATGTATGGAAGTGCCTCTTCGATGATGAGCTGATAGACTTGGGTGTAGGTGTATTGACTCTGATCCGTCAACCCTGTAAAGTCTTCACTAACGCAAACAAAGGGCTCAAGAACCTGAACATAAGCTCCACCAGGGACGGAACCGTTTAGGGTAATAAAAGCTCCGGTAAGCAACTGGGTGGCAAAATCGTGCCCAGACGAAGTCAGATAGTTCTGGCAGGAAAAATTCAGCTCAAAGCGCATCGAGCGTTCGAACACCATGGGCACCCTGTTCTTCACAGAATTACTTGCACCTGTGTAACGAACCACAATATTGTTCGTCTGACTGACTACACCCTCTTTGTCTATAACGTCAGCAAGGCGCAGCACGTTCACGCCAATCGGAATCAGCGGACTCGCGATCAGCGCGTCCACCATAAATTGCTCGATACGGGTGATCGTACTTAACTCCAAGTTGATTCCTGCAGATAGCAACTTTTACCCGCCTACGAAAAAACCCTCCCGAAGGAGGGTTGATGGCGGATTACAGAATCAATCAGAAGGTGCCGAGGTCGATACCTGCTTCGATGTTCGACAGGCGAGTGTCCAGAGCAGAGATGTCGCTGGCGTTGGTCGCGATGTCTGCTGCGTTGGTGGAAATGTCGCTGGCGTTGCTGGCTATGGCAGCAGCGTTTGTGGCGATGTCGGAGGTGTTGGTTGCGATGTCGGCTGCGTTGACGGCAATCGCAGCTGCATTGGTGGAGATGTTGGAGGCGTTGGTGCCTTCAGCAGCGGTGGCGCGAGCAACCTCGTTGGTGATTGCGTTGGCGTTGGCCGTTTCAGCAGCCGTGGCACGAGTAATCTCGTTAGACAGGTCTGTCTGCAGGCTGACGATGTCGGCGCTGGCGTTGGCGGCAGAGGTCTGCAGGGTGGCGATATCCGCAGCGTTGGTTGCAATGTCCGAAGCGTTGGTTGCAATATCCGCAGCGTTAGTGGCGATATCGGCGGCGTTGGCTGCGATGGCAGCGGCATTGGTCGCAATGTCAGAAACATTGGTGGCAATGTCGGCAGCGTTAGTCGCAATGTCCGAAACGTTCTGGGCGATTCCGCTGGCGTTAGCAGCCTCGGCAGCGGTGGCACGAGCGATCTCAGAGGTCAGATTGGTCTGAACGTTTGAGATGCTGGTGGTGATTGTGGTGGCGAAGTTGGGGTCGTCACCCAGAGCTGCA